AAAAGTCTGGTAAGAAGATGAAAAAGATGAAAGGGTACTAATGTTAATAGGAAAACAAAGTAAACTTCCAATGGCTTTGCAAAAAAAGATAATCAAAGCTAAAATGAAGAAGAAAAAAGCAAAAAAGAGGAAAAAATAATGAAGAAAGCACTTGTTAAATACTCAAAACCAAAAGCAATGCTATCAAGAGCTAGAAGTTTTGTAAAAAAAGGTATTAAATTTTCTGGAATTGGTGCAGCTCTAGGTATTGGAGCTTATGTAGCAGGTGCGCCTTCAAGAAGATATAAAAAAGCACCAAAATTTGGTGAATCAAGAGATCTATCAAATAAAATGATAGCTCAAGTAAACAAAAGAAGTTTTTATTTATAATTATGGCAGAACGTGGTGGTAAAAGAGAGGGTGCAGGTAGACCCAAAGGATCTACTTGTGCAAAGAAATGGAAAATGCTTGATGATTTAGCAGTCAAGTATAACCATTCCCCTTTGGATTATATGTTATCAATATTAAATAACCCAATGTCATCTCCTGAAAGAAAGATGATGGCAGCAGAGAAAGCTGCACCTTACGTTCATGCAAAACTAGCTACGACTACGACAAAACTTGGATCTGATGGCCCAATCAAAATCAACATCAAATGGGGAGACGAAAAGTAAGTCTATAGTAATACCTTACACGCCTCGCCCATTACAAAGAGAAGTACATAATAATTTAAAAAGATTTAATGTACTTGTATGTCATAGACGATTTGGTAAGTCTGTTTTATCTATTAATCAATTAATTAAAACAGCAGTCGCAAAACCTATGCGTAAGTGTGCATTCATAGCACCAACCTACAGACAAGGTAAATCTATTGCATGGGAATATTTAAAAATTTATACAAAGCCACTAATGTATTTAGGTGGTACAAAAAACGAAACAGAATTAAAAATAGAATTGTTTAACGGATCTACGCTTCAAATATTTGGAGCTGATCATCCTGACTCCCTTCGAGGTATGGGGTTTCATGGAGTTGTGATGGATGAGTTTGCTATCATGGCACCAAGAACCTGGACTGAGATTATACGTCCAGCAGTCGCTGATACTTTAGGATGGGTAATGTTCATAGGAACTCCTATGGGTCATAATCAGTTTTGGGAAGTTTACGATTTTGCACAACGAGGAGCTAAAAACTGGTTTGCAAAAATGTATAGAGCATCTGAAACAGGCGTAGTACCTGCTGATGAATTAAGAGATGCTCAGTCTATAATGACTGAAGAACAATATAACCAAGAGTTTGAATGTTCTTTTACAGCTGCTGTAAGTGGTAGTTATTATGGAAAACTTATAACCAAAGCTGATAACGAAAAAAGAATTGGGAGTTTGCCTGTTGAAGAACACGCTGGTGTTGAGACATGGTGGGATTTAGGGATTGGGGATTCGACAGCTATTTGGTTTGTACAAAGAGTAGGTGAGGAGATTCACGTCATAGATTATTATGAAAACTCAGGTGAGTCTTTAGCCCATTATGCAGATGTCTTAGAGGATAAAAACTATGCTTATGAAAGACATATCGCACCTCATGATATTCAAGCAAGAGAGCTTGGTACTGGGAAATCTAGATTAGAAGTAGCTCAAGAACTAGGAATAGACTTTGAGGTAGCTCCTAAATTAGAGGTTGATCATGGTATAGAATCTGTTAGGAATGCTTTACCACATTGTTGGTTTGATAGAGAAAAATGTAAATTAGGACTAGATGCATTAAGACAATATCGAAAACAATGGGATGAGAAGAACCAAGTTTTTAAAAATAAACCTCTGCATGACTGGTGTTCACACGCAGCTGATGCATTTAGATACGGATGTGTACATGATCCGATAGATACATCAGATTGGCAAAGACCCATAAATGTAGATTATAAATATATCGTATGACAGAAGATCAAATTATATCAATATTAAATAGAGAGCTTAGAGCATCATCAGGTTACATTGGTGGTGAGATAGTTACACGTAGAAGAAAATCATTAGAATATTATTTAGGTAAACCTTTTGGTAATGAACAAGAAGGTAGATCTCAAGTAGTAAGTACAGATGTATCAGATACTGTAGAGTCTTTGATGCCATCTTTAATGAAGATCTTTACAGCAGGAGATAATATCTTTCATTGTGAACCTGCTGGGCCTGAAGATGAAAAGGTTGCTAAACAAGCTAGTGATTATATTAACCATGTTTTCTATAAAGAGAACAGAGGTTTTTCTGCTATTTATACAGCATTCAAAGATGCACTTGTTCAGAAGAATGGTATTCTAAAAGTATACTGGGATGATTCTGAAAAGACTTCTAGAGAAGAATACAAAAGATTAACTGATGATGAATACAATCTTCTTATTGCAGATAAAGAAGTATCAGTAAATGAACACAAAGAATACGAAGAAGAATTTGAAGATGACAATGGTAAAGTTATAGACAAAGTTAAGTTTCACGATGTTGTCATTTACAAAACACAAATGTATGGTCAAGTAAAGATTGACCCAATCCCACCTGAAGAATTTTTAATTGAACGTAGAGCTAAATCAATAGACTCTGCTAACTTTGTTTGTCATAGAGTTAATATGACTAGACATGCATTAATAGAAATGGGTTATGATCCTGAGATTGTAAATAACCTACCAACTGGTGATGCAGAATATTATTTAGAAGATAGACAAGTTAGATACCAAGATACAGATTTTTCTGCACCACAAGATAGAGGTGATAAATCTACAGACGAAGTATTAATTCATGAATGTTATGTAAGACTAGATCTTAATGGAGATGGTAAATCAGAACTTCATAAGATCTGTTTGGCAGGAACTGGATCATATAGAATATTAGCTATGGATGAAATTGATTCAATACCTTTTGTTTCAATGACACCAATTATTATGCCTCACAGATTCTATGGTAGATCTGTTTCTGAATTAATCGAAGATATACAATTAATTAAATCTACTGTTATGAGACAAATGTTAGATAATATGTATCTAACTAATAATAACAGAATAGCTATTCAAGATGGTCAAGTAGCTATGGATGACCTATTAACAAATAGACCTGGTGGTATTGTAAGAACTAAACAACCACCTTCTAATGTTATGCAGGTTATGACAGCTCAACCTATTACAGAACAAGCTTCAGGATTATTAGCTTATTTAGATTCTGTAAGAGAAGCTAGATCAGGCGTTACAAAAACTGCACAAGGATTACAAGCTGACGCTTTGAATGTAGATACAGCTACAGGTATGAACCAAGTTCTAACTCAATCTCAAATGAGAATGGAGTTGATTGCAAGAACATTTGCAGAAACTGGTGTAAAAGATTTAGGTATTAAGATATTCGAATTACTTTGCAAATATCAGCAAAAAGAAAAATTAGTTAGAATCAGAGGTGAGTTTGTTCCTATGACTCCTTTTGAATGGAGAGATAGAGTTAATCTTTCTGTCAAAGTAGGATTAGGTACAGGTTCAAAAGAACAACAACTAATATTATTAAATGCTATATTACAAAGACAACTACAAGCTATTCAGTTACAACAAAACGTATATGGCCCAGTAGTAAATTTAAAGAACATTTATTCTACATTACAGAAACTTGTTGAAAATGCAGGTCTTGGAAGTGTAGAACCATTCTTTATGGATCCTGAAGTAGGGGCAGCACAGATGCCACAACTTCCACCAAAACCACCAACTGAGTTCGAGAAGGTATCTCTAGCACAAGTTCAAGGTGAGAACCAAAGAGCCATATTAGATTCTGAAGTACAGATGAAAAAACTAGAGTCTGCATTACGTCAGAAACTACTAGATTTTGAGCTTCAAGTTAAAGAAATGGAGCTAAAATATGGTACTAAGATAAATGAGCTTGAAATGAAGAACAGATCTATGGTAGAACAACAACAAGTTAGACAATCAGGTGATTTGTTTAAAGAGATAATGAAAGGTCAAAAACAATTCTTTAATGGCAAAGGATCTAAACAAACAGATTTCGGAGGGGAAAAAGGCCCAGCTACTGCTGGACGAACCCCTGATGAAAGAGGCGTTTGATTATTTAAAAACTCGTTATCGAGAAGAAATATTTAATACGTCTTACAACGATCACGATCAAAGACAAGTTCTTTGGATGGCCTATAACATGGTCGAAAAAATTAAAGGACATCTTGAGTCTGTGATGAATGAGGGAAAACTAGCTTCCAAAGAGCTAGATCAACTACAGAACCTAACTAAGTAATTAGAGGTTCATTTCGCCAATCTTAATCGAAGCGATCAACTATAGGAGAATCTATGAAAGTAGATAAAACAGTACAAGGTGCTGCTGATAAAATATCAGGACTACTGAATCCTCAAGAAGGACAATCAGAACCTGAGAAAACTCAACCAGCTCCACAAGAACAAACAGAGCCAGTAAAAACTGAACCTGTTGCTGAAGAAGTTAGCAAATCCGAGACTGAGGAAGCTAAACCTGAAGCTGAAAGTTCTGAAACACAAACTGAGACGGAACAAACCGAAGAACAAGAAATTCAAAAACCTTCGCTCCACCGAGTCAAAGTACAAGGTCAAGAGCTAGAGGTCAGTTTGGACGAATTGAAATCAGGTTATTCAAGAGACTCAGATTATAGACAAAAGACTCATGCTTTAGCTGAAGAGCGAAGAATGCTTGATGAGCAAAAGACAAGTCTTAGTCAAAGTTATGACGGCAAACTTAAAGAATTAACTGATTTGATAGGTGCTGCCGAGTCGTACATCGGTCAATCTTCTAAGGAAGATCTTCAGAAAATGTATGAAGAAGATCCAACACAAGCTGCTAAGATAGATTTTCAACAGCGACAGCAAAGAGAATCTTTCAATAATCTTAAGCAACAAGCTGAAGTAGTTAAACTACAACAGTACAATCAATACTTAGATGAACAAAAAAGACTCGCTGCAACAAAGATTCCAGAATATAGCGATCCAGTCAAGGGAGTTACATTCAAAAATCAGATGAAGAATACTTTATCTGAATATGGATTTAACGATCAAGAAATAGGTTCGTTAGCAGATCATAGATTCCTAATGGTTCTAAGAGATGCAATGGAATACAAAAATCTTAAGAGCAAACCAGTTACTAATAAAAAGGTAACTACAGCTCCAAAGGTTGTTAAATCAGGAACTCCAAAAATGGAGGATTCTAGACGTGCTGCTGTTAAACAAAAAATTGGTAGATTGAGAAGATCAGGTAAAATCAATGATGCTCAGTCTGCTATTCTTGAAATAATCGGAAAAAAATAAGGATAAAACATGGCACAACCAACAAACGCATTTGATACTTATGATGCAGTAGGTATCAGAGAAGATTTGCAAGATGTTATTTATTCTATCGCTCCAACTGAAACTCCTTTCATGAGTGCAGCTGCGAGAGAGCAGATTAAAAACACTTTGCATGAGTGGCAAACGGATTCTTTAGCTTCAGCTTCTACATCGAACGCTGTAATTGAAGGTGACGAGGCTACTTTAGATGCATCAACTGCGACTGCTAGAATTGGTAACTTTACACAGATCATGGATAAGACTGTTGTAATTACTGGTACGCAAGAAGCAGTAGATAAAGCTGGTAGAGCAAGTGAACTTGCATACCAAATTGCTAAGAAATCCAAAGAGTTAAAAAGAGACATTGAGTCTACTTTATTAACTAACCAAGCAAGAGCAGCTGGTAATTCATCAACTGCTAGAACGTTTGGTTCAATTGGTGCTTGGATTGCAACGAATGACAACCTTGCTTCTGATGGATCTTCTCCAACAGCTTCTGATGGTTCTGACGCTAGAAACGATGGAACACAAAGAGCTTTAACAGAAGATATGCTTAAAGAAGTAATCAAAGGAACATGGAACTCAGGTGGTAATCCATCTGTAATCATGGTAGGGCCTTTCAACAAACAGAAAATCTCAGGATTTACTGGAAACTCTACTAGATTCGATGCTTCTGAAGATAAGACTTTATACACTTCAATCGATGTGTATTCGTCTGACTTCGGTGATCTTGAAGTAGTACCTAATAGATTCTCTAGAGAAAGAGACGCTTTAGTACTAGACATGGATTACTGGGCAGTTGGATTCTTAAGAGACTTCACAATGCATGAACTTTCAAAAACTGGTGACTCAGAGAAAAGACAGCTTTTAGCTGAACTTACTATGATCTCTAGAAATGAAGGTGCTTCAGGTGGAGTATTCGACTTAACAACATCATAATCTATAAATGTATAGGGGAGTAACCTCAAAATACTCCCCTTGCATAAATCCAAATATGAAGTATTAAGAGGTCAATAATACGGAACATAAAAAGGAGAAAACATGAGAACATTAAACGACTATTTTTTAACTGCTGAGATCGAAGATATTAGTACAGCATCTTCTACATTTGTTGCAGTACCTGATGGTGGTAAAATAATTAAAATTATTACTGCTTTACAAGGTGCTATATCAGGTGCAAATGCTGGATTATCTTTTGAAATCGGTAATACAGCTGTAACTGGTGGTGGCATAACTGTTGCCCATTCAGGATCAGCTGCTGGAACTGTAGATTCGTCAGTACCTACTGCTCTTAACAGAGTTGAAGAAGATGGTACTATCGAAATTCTTACAGACGGAGCTTCTACTGGAGCTAACAAATGTCTTGTTACATTTGTAATAAGAAGATAATAAATTAAGGGGAGAGTAATCTCCCCTAACAAATAACATATAAAAGGAAACAATGGCACACAATCACGCATTAAAAGTAGTAAGTCACGAAAAAGTAAGTTCTAGTGGAACGTCTGCACAAAGTGCAGCTTTCGGTGGAAGTATATTTTTTGTTAGAATAGTATCTGATGTAGATTGCTTTATCGAGTTCGGTGGCAATCCAACAGCTACAGTAAGTAAAATATTTGTACCTGCAAAAGATGTAGAATATTTTAAAGTTTCTCCAGGTGAGAAAGTAGCAGTTATTCTTGCATCAGGAACAGGTAATTTACACGTATCACAACTATCTGAATAATGTCTATCCTACGAGGTAAGGATGCAGACGGAACTAAGTATTTCGTTGATCCTGATGGTAAACTTACAATCAAATCTACACAAGATGTAAATCCTATTCTGCAAAAGAATAAGAGATTATATACAATGAATGATGGTTATTCTAAAAGTAAAGACCTCAAACGTGTAGCTAGTATACCAAGCCTTGTATTACAGATTTGGGCCAAAGAATACTCCTC